CTATTCTCTTAACCAAATTAAACGTCTGATGCTGTAATACATTTAACTTTCTCTCCAATATCTCGTAATGATTTGCAAGTTCAATCTATAGTTCAAACAAATCTTTCAATAAGGGTTCTTTATCGTACACATATAATTTAGATGTTGAATCCCAATTACTATGTGTTGTAATGATTCTCTCATCTTCAATTATTAATCCAAGACAGAATTCCACGCATTCACTATCAAAGGTAAAAAATCTAGAATGTCGTTTGTATTTCAACGTCTCTCCATCCAACACTACCATACAATGATAGTAGTGTCGTGGTTTAGAATGATGAACAATGTGTGTAATAAACCAATATTCATTCTTGTAATAACAACCATTGGTAGAACCGCGAAAATGTTTAAAGATTGGCGGTCCTGCCTCTTCCACTTCAATGAACTCGGATGTCGACGCATCAACGATACGTCCAATTGTCAATGGGTTCCAATGATAAATAAACTTAAGATCATTTTTATGACTGAACAACGTCCAATTCTTCTCACAATCATTATTCTTTGGTGATTCAAAGCAATTAAACGACAAGTGTGATTTATCCTTATTATATTCACCAAAACATATGCATAACTTAAAAGTTTTGGGGATTTGATAAGTCCCCATATAATGTATTTTCTCTCCGTGACTCACTATTCTTACATCCTCAACTCCTCGAATACGACATGAATAATCAAATACAGAATCAAATAGCTTCTTCTCTATAATATTAAAGTTCTTATCCATTAAAACATAAGCATTTCGTGTATGTACGTTTGATCCGTCCTTGTATACATAATCCCCACTTCTCTGCAGTTTATAATCAACATAGCGTACATTCAGCACATAGTTCTCTCCCTGTCGAAGAATGGATGGGGTACTACTTGTGAATCCCGGACATAGATCTCCCAATTTTGAAGGGAGATTTATGCGTGCAAATGGTGTTAATTTTTTGCAATAGAATTGATAATTTGAGAGAAGATGGTTCATGTCTAGATTATTATGTGTATTGAAGATTTTCATATAATTGGAAAGAATGTTTGGTCGCGGTTGTAGATAGTAGGCAAAAATACTTAGTTCGTAATCAAATAGATAATCATAGACATCACAATGTAAAAAGAGAACATTGCTATTTGGCAGTGGGATGCTTTTTCCTAGTTTATAGAAGTGATATGCTAGTTTATTTTTTGCCGCTAGTCGATAGTGCTTCACCATTTCATATATATTTTCTGCTCTCTGGGGATAAAAGTTATATCCATCTAGCCATGCCGCTAGCGCCTCTGCATGTTTCCCCTTTCTCTGATAACAAAGACCTAAGCGATAATATGAATACCAACACTCTTCAACCCAATCATTTATTTCAATCCGTTTTTTATATGATTGGATAGCCTCATCAATTTGATTAGTATTATAATAACTATTTGCCAAATAGAAATGATACCGACCATTCTTAGGTTCACTCACCAATCCCTCTTTTAACAAACGAATATCTCTCGAAAACTTGTTATCTTTACAACCACCATCTCCTATATCATTAATAAACAAACTCTCCAAGCGCGCCTGCGGAGTACCCTTCGGCAAATCATAGTATTCGTGGGTGGGTCCAATACACTTAACGTCGAGAGAACCGCTTACAAGACGGGTATTATAGTATTTGAAGGCAGCATGTCCTTGTTGTATGCTATAGACGGGTATTTTGAGTTTATTTTTATCAAAATCTGGTTTAATAATAAGTTTCATATCTGCATCAAGAAATAAAAGATAAGTGGCCATTCCGCGCGCTGCTTTCAGTGCTTCGGTTCTGTTGTATCCAAAATTTTTGAATGGTCTATCTATGATCTTGCCAGTTATATTTTTTTCATTAAAATAGTTTGTGATAATTTCCTTTGTATTATCAGTGCTGCCGGTATCGCAGATACAATAGCAATCAATGATAGATAATACACTATCAAAAAGGCGTGTGATGATCTTACTTTCGTTTTTGACAATCATGTTTAAGCAAATAGTAGTATCAGCTTTTTTCTCAGTTATGGTTATTTCCATTGTAAGATCTTTATTTAAAACTTTTAATATAAAATATAATCTATTATTATTATAATGGCTTTTACTAGATTTAATTATGACCCTTGTAGAACTGCTAAGATCCTTCAAGAGTCTACAGGACCGGGAAGGTATATGTTGGATGCACCTGGTCCCGGATGCCGTCCCTGCTTTATGGAGGGACCCTATATTCGATTGCAAAAATGGGGTGCTAACTTGCGATCCGTGCCCGGCGGCCATCCCATCGACATTGATAGCGATTTATTGGGAATTACACGACCACTCACCAAAGATTGTATAGAAAAAGAGTATCCTGCTGCTGGAGTTGTCAAATCAAACAAGGTGAACTACTCGAACTGCAAACCCTTCACGGATCAATCACGAGTCACACACCCTGCCTTTATGTATAGAGATTTAGAACAAGTCGATTGGTGGCCACTCATTCTAAATCCACAAGAAAATGTCTGCATGGATTTCCAAAACAACTTGGATACCCGCCTCTTAGAGAAAGATTACCATGTAACCAAAGTACCATGTCCGTTATTCAGATAATATTTAGTAATTATTATATATTACTAAATATATAATGGAAGTAGCAATCCCAGTTGTAGCATTAGGAGCATTGTATGTAATATCAAATCAAAAAAAGAGAGAAAATTTTGAAGAGCGTGAAGCGAAAAAAGAGCAAGAATTACCGAATACATATATTCCTCCTGTCAATTATCCGGTCCAAACTTATGGTGAATTAGGGGACAATGTTAATTACTATCAAAATCCCAACGCAGCCACAGATAAATATTATCAGCAGGATTCTTATGAGAAGGCGATTAATAAAGGGTTAACCAAAAAGGCGGCTGTCTTTCACTCATTAACGGGTGAGCGGGTAACTGCTAAGGAACTCAAGCATAATAATATGGTGCCTTTTTTCGGGTCTCATGTACGACAGAGAACGGCAAATTTGGATGGCAATGAAAGTATTTTGGATAGTATGCAGGGTGCTGGTTCGCAAAATATTTGTAAGAAGGGCCAAGCGCCTTTGTTCAAACCGCAGAAAAACATGGGATGGGCGCACGGAACACCGAACGCGAGCGATTTTTTTCAATCTCGTGTCAATCCAGCAAGGAACATGTCAAACGTCAAACCTTTTGAGACACAAAATGTGGGACCAGGCTTAAATCGTGGGTATACAACAGCAGGAAGTGGTGGTTTCAACGCGGGTATGGAGGCACGCGACAAATGGATCTCTAAGACAGTGGACGAGTTGCGCATCAAAACCAATCCAAAAGTGACATATGAAGGTGTGACTTTAGGTGGGGGCACAGCAGTTCAAAATCGGGGTCTCATCGGGAAAGTAGAGAAACATTTGCCGGATACATACTATATTAATAGTCCTGAGAGATATTTCACTACTCCTGTAGGCGCGAAGGCTCCCACAGTGAGAAGTAAAGTAATTTTGCAACCAGTTAGCCGCCCTGGGACTACCCGGGAATATTTTGGAGATGGTGCGAGAGAAGGTGATGGTGTGCGGATTCGTGGAATGTATCAGCAAGCCCACCGCAAAATCTTGGGGTCCGAAAATACTGGACCCGCTGATGCCGCAGGGCATTGGGGCGCATGTGAGGAGAAGACAGCTATTCCATGTGATTACGGCAAAAAGGGATATGATTTGCCAATTAATGAGAGAAACTTTACATCGGAGCGCGGCGGACGTTTTAATGGTGTCGCCGGAAGTGTTATAGGAGCTGTTGTTGCACCTTTATTAGATATCTTACGCCCATCGCGGAAAGAAAATGTAATCGGCAACATGAGGCCGACAGGGAATATGAATGGACCATCCGAAATGTATGTATATAACCCAGCTGATGTTACACGGACCACAACGAGAGAAACAACCGAAGTTAACCCGTTCCCAATGAATATCAATAACCAGCGATCAGGTGGCGGATACCAAACATCGGACCAACAACCCGTATCACAGCAGCGGGATGACACTAGTTGCCCATATTCAGGCAATGCCGGTAATACTGAAGGTACCTCCAATGCACCAGTATATAATGCTGCCTATAATGCTACCATTAACCCCAATAAATCAGATATTGCTAACGCCCCGCGCGGAAATGCTTTGGCGATGGGCAATATGGAGCTCTTTGAAGGGACGCAAAATATTCAAGTAAATAAGGTTGATAAAGATAGACTAAACCGCCAACTAAATCCTGGACAATATGGCGAGGTGGGCGTGGGATCCGAAACCTACGGCAACATGAGTCACATTCCACCACTACCACAAGGCATTAATTGCCAGCGTACAGATCCCGGTATCTTAGATGCCTACCGCTGCAATCCATTCACACACTCCTTACATAGCAGCGCCTAAATTATTGTTTTTATTAAATTTTTAATTAAAAACAATAGCTTTTAATGTGTAATGGAAATACATGCATTCTTAAAAGAAAAATTAGTCAAGATGGTCGAAAATAAAAAAATACCTCATATTATTTTTCATGGACCCCTAGGTAGCGGAAAGCGACATTTATTATACTTTTTTATTAATCGTATTTATGACAATGAATATGAAAAAATTAAGCGTTATGTGATGTATGTAGATTGTGCACATGGGAAGGGTATTCGCTTTATTCGTGATCAATTAAAATTTTTTGCAAAGACTAATATTCAAAATAAGCGTGGGTTGTTCTTTAAGAGTATTGTATTACTGAATGCTGAAAAGTTAACTACCGATGCCCAATCCGCGTTACGTAGGTGTATAGAACAATTTAGTCATACCACCAGATTTTTTATTGTTGTAAAAGATAAAAATAAGTTATTAAAGCCTATACAATCACGTTTTTGTAATATCTATGTCCCTCTTCTGCGTGTGGGTGCAAAAAAAGTAAATTTGCATTTAAGGGACTATGATATAAAAAAAAATAATACTAGGTTGATCAAAAGGCTTGTAAAGGTACAGGAATCGTGTACTTTGTCAAAATGTTATACTCTGGCATTACAATTATATGAAAAAGGGTATCATGCTCTTGATCTTTTAGATGTAATAGAGACACATTTTGTTAATATTAATAATAGATATTTTTTTTTGGTTTTCTTTGATCGTATTCGTATGGAATTTCGCAATGAGAAATTATTAATGTTTTTAATTATTTATTTTATTTTTATGCGTCCTAACTATGATTTAGAAAATATTAAAATAATGTAAATGGACGATTATAATGTTTCGGTCTTATCAGAAGCCAAAAATGAATATTCTTTGCGCTTGGTCACAATATTATATCCTCTTGTTCTAGAAGGTATAAAGTCTATTCTTAAGGAAGCTTGGGAACTATGTATGACAAATGATGAGGAAGAGAAGTATTTAATGACTTTTCAAAACTTCTTATCGCGTGTAACAAAGTGGAACCAGACAATTATAGACGAGGAGACGACACGCATAAGTATTAAAAGTAATTGTGCATATTTAGAAGATTTATTAACTTGTGTACATATTACGCAATTGAAAATTTTGACTAGTATTCGAGTAAGTCAACGTCAGAAAAAGATTGAGTTAGACATACCTAAGTTGAGTGACTTTATCCATAAGGTTTATATTAAATGTGCTCGTAAATTTTATGCAAGTGTTTATTTATTTGAGCAAAAGATCCCTCCTTTAGAATATCAGAAAAATATGCGTGAATGCGAGACTATTTGTAAAGAGTGTATTTTGAATGTTATCCGCGACAATATGCCTGTTGAGCATATTTTACGTGCATATATGGATGAGAGCGTGGAGGAGGAGATTATCGAGGAAGTTATAAGCGCAAAAATGTTGGATGTATCAGGTGCAAAGATTGAAGAAAAAATGACTGGAACTACGGAATTGTCTGATGCTTCCGTTAGTACACCTCCAGTCGTTGCTGTTAAAAAGACCGATACAAAACCGATGTTGGTAGATCAGAAGGAGAAAGCGGAATCTCCGCCGCCTGCTCGAGAAGCGGCTACAGAAGGCGGCGCGAGCCCGGCAAAACCTATGAATGATAAAGCGGAAACTACAATTAAAGTTGAAACCCCAGTTACTAGCAAGCTCCCGACACTACCCGTTGCCGCACCGGTCGCGGCACCGACCGCGTTACCAGCACCGACTGCGGTTCCGGTCGCGGCTGCGGTTCCGGCGGCGGTGCCGCCGGCGGTGCCTGCGTCGAAAGGCTTGACCTTTAATAATGTCGATAGACATTATGATGGGGATACAAAAAAGGCGGAAATGGTCACTGCTCCAAAAGATATTCAAACGCTCGAAAAAATAAGCGCTATACGCAATGCACAGCGAAAGGAGGAGGAGGACGAGGAAGACAATCTAAAAATAGGTGGAGCTATTGATGTGGATCTTGGCGTAAAGGTCCTTGCCTCACCCAAGGTGATGTCATCGCCTCCTTTGGATGAATCGGTCTTTGCTGACATTGAGACACTATAATGCGGTTAAAAGACTATAAAATTTTGTCTTGTATGGTTAAATGGTAAATTTCCTTCAAGCCGCGATTATAGCAGTTGTATATGTATTATTTCTTTTCTTGGAGATGCGCTTTATCCTGAAAGAAAATAAACCAATGAAACGTCTGTTGCGTGATGGGCTGTTGGTTTATTTAAGCGTTTTATTAGGTGATTTTGTGTTGAATCAACTAGGGCCTCTCAAAAACGTTGGAAAGTATACCCCCGCTGTTTTTACCAATGAGCCTGATTTCTGATTAAATTGAATTTATTATTATAAATATTTTTAATAATAAATGACTTCTGATAATGATCAGGGACACATCCTTTATGAGAAAGGTAACTTTAGTTTTATATCCACTCAGCCACAATATACTGCAATAAGCACAGAAATGGAGATTACCCTCACGAAAGCATATTCTCTTTATGTTGAACACGATATGGAAAAATTCTTTAAAAAATATCCACCACCCTCCGAATACAAATATATGTGGTGGTGCCCCAATCAAAAAGGTTTTGAAGAGTGGAAGAGGATCCGCCTTATTCTTGATAATCAAATATTTAGACCCATAGATTTGTCAAGTGCTGATTTTGATTTAGTTACACGTATTTTATCACATCTTGCTAATAAGGGATGGCAGGCAGTTATACAAGATTTTGGGGATATTTTAGATATTATTCTTGAAAACTATACGGATTATGAAGAGATTTATTTAATATAAGTGGGAAGCTTATCTATGTTAAAGACGCGCTTTTTTTTTACCTTTCTTCCACTACTAATATATTTATTAAACAGAGTATTCTCAATTTCTTTTTGGGGTGGGCAATGATGTACGTGTCTGGCAATCATTTTATAGAGTTTAAATTCAGGATAGCGTTCATCGCCATTCTTTTTATATAGAATATTTCGACCTTTATCATCCTTACACCATCTATTGATTAATTGTGCAATAGGATCGACAATTTGTTCTATTTGTTCGAGGGGGTCATTAAAGAAGAAATCAAATAATGAACAACCAAGTCGGCATAGATCGAAACTTTTATTGGGCTCTAAACGTGGTTTATTAGGATTAAGATAGGGTTCACAATTATATTGCGTTGCGGCATCTCCCTTGATGTGGAAACTATCTGAACACATAATATTTCCCTTAAATTTATATATGGCTCGACCAAAATCAATAATTTTATAAACTTTGCCAAAAGTTGGTACTTTATAATATTTTCCATTGTAGTAATAATAAAGAAATTTGGCGTCCGTATTTTTATACATGATATTATTAGTATGAAGATCATTATGAGTAAAATCAAATAATTTTTGGTATACAAGAAGTATTATAATTACCTGAAAAAAACAAGATCGCCACTCCTCCATGCTAAGATCTGGCATAATGCTATCTAGGGTATCGTCCAATGCTTCTAGACAAATAATTTGTACAGGAAAATTAAATAATGTTGCATTAATGCAATCATCCGATAATGTAGACATAGAAAGACTCCCTATTGAAGACGACTCATCATAAAACTCTGCTCCGCTTGAGTCACAGGAACTTTCCGAGCTATGAGATGTATGCGAAGAGCGCGATGAGCAGGCGCTACTCTTGCTCGATGCAGTGCTACAGGGCGATGTAACTCCGTTGGTAGATATGTCCATAGTAAAGATAAGATTTTTTGTGATTTCTTGCACCCCAGAAATATCAGCGCTTTTCTTAAATAAATCTTTGAATATTGAATTATCTAGATGTTCGGTATGTAATGATTTTATGCTTTCCGTTATTTTTAATGGTTTTCTATAATGGCGTGTCTGTATGTCTTCGAGGAAATCCTCATAATTATCTTCTAGTTGGAAGGTAGCGTCTTTATTTTTCCGAAAAAAATCAGACTCATGCAAAAATTCTAAATCATCAATAATATTATATTTAAACTTATTTTTGATACCAAGGAAAGATCCATAAAAATCTGTTCCGTGTATAAACCGGTGTGTATTAAGAACTTGGCTAGATAGGAAAGAAAAGAAACCATCCACATATGCAGAGTTATTGCCATCACGAATTTTTTTGTGCCCCTCGTTTCCTTTAAAAGAAGGGAGGATATCTATGTTCATACCCTTATATTTTCCCGCTAGATACTTAACAGGGTCAATCAAGGGTGAGTATTTTAAGAAGGAAGGAACTTTTTTTTCTTGTGTATCACTTTTGACACGACATATCCACTTATTATCTGTTTCTTTCTTTATAAATCGACTGGCATGAAAGCGATTATTTAAATTTATATTGTTAAAATTTGTTTCTGATAAGCGAAAAAAGTTTTGGTAGATAGGTATATAATTTTGCATTTTAGTAATACCTTCTAAAGTTGTCGGGACTGCTGACTTTTTATTTTTGACATAACTGATCTCAAACATTAGATAATACTACATTCAAAGATAAAAAATTGTAATATATTGCGTATTTAACGTTAGTTTAAATTCTAAATGAAAGATAATGAATTTAGAATTGAAAAAATTTGATATGAAGGGCATTTCATTTAAACCTGATGAGACGTCGGGACCAGTTGTTGTTTTTATTGGTCGTCGTGATACAGGTAAGAGTTTTTTAGTTAGAGATTTATTATACTATCATCAGGACATTCCAATTGGAACAGTTATATCTGGCACTGAGGCTGGTAATGGTTTTTATGCCAAGCACGTTCCAAAGCTGTTTATTCATGATGAATATAATACTGCTATCATTGAAAATGTGTTAAAGCGGCAAAAGATTGTACTCAAACAAATTAAAAAGGAGACGGAGGCCTATGGTCGTTCAAATATTGATGGTCGTGCTTTTGTTATTTTGGATGATTGTTTATGGGATAATGGTTGGGCTCGCGATAAGATGATGCGCCTCTTATTTATGAATGGGCGACATTGGAAAATTATGACAACGATTACAATGCAATATCCTCTTGGTGTTCCACCTAATTTACGAACAAATATTGACTATACCTTTATTCTTCGGGAACCCTATATTAATAATCGGAAACGAATTTATGAAAATTATGCTGGTATGTTTCCTACCTTTGAATCATTCTGTCAGGTGATGGATCAGTGTACTGAAAATTATGAATGTTTAGTTATTGCTAATAATGCTCGTTCTAATAAGCTAGAAGATCAGATATTCTGGTATAAAGCCGACCCACATGACGACTTCAAGCTAGGTTCCGCAGAATTTTGGGCTCTTTCGGAAGGTGTTAATTCTGATGAAGAAGATGAAGCCTATGACCCCACAGCAGTGAAAAAAGGTCCGCGTATAAATGTCAAGAAGAGTAAATGGTAATTATTTTAATTGTCTTATTTCCTTAGCCTTCTGCATAATTCGAGAAATAAGTTTCTTTCTTTGTCGCATTTTATATAATAATATGTCCTCAGAGTCGGGTAATGTAGGGGTCCACTCTGTCCAAATTTCGTTTTGTTCTTGTGCCCACCATCGGGTATTTCCTTTAGAAAATGAAACCATTCCTACTATTTTTCCTCTATAGTGAACATTTACATCATAAATAGAATTATTTGTATGCCAAAATGATTTAGGGAATGTACATTCATTATAAAAGGCGTCTACATCTAATGCTTTGTCCATTATTATATTAATTATAATAATTGACTTTAAATTACTTCAATCTTACAAGGTTTTCCACCGCCAAGTCCAACGCGTTTCATAAAATCTTCATTATTTTCACTCTTAAAATTAAAATTACATTTATGCTGCTCTGGAAGGCGATGCTTATTACAAAAACATTGCTGACAACGACACGGCATATCAGTTAGTGTTAATTTCTTCTTACATTCAGGCTGGTTACACCGCTTTTTCTTCTTTTTCACTTTTTTCATTTTGTTTCCCATTCTTTGTATGAATATTTAAATTGTTAACTATAAAATACTTCAATTTATTTGTCTTTATCATCTGATGTTTCTTCTGTAATAGGTGATAAATTAACCTTGACATTAGAAACTGGATTATCGCGCGCTTCACGCTCCTTGAATTCCTTCAATGCGTCGGGCTTGTCGCTAGTCCGCACATTTTCACCCTCAAAGAGTTCGCGCCTAATATCTGCAGAACTTACTATATTACCAGTCCCCAACGATGACTCGATTGTGGACATCCCCGCCACACCTACCAAATTACCTTGTTCGTTAATATTTTGTGTTAATTTGTTACCTGTTTCAAGGGCCTTTTTCTTATTCTCCTCGATGGCGCGGCGTTTTGATTCTTTGACGCGCTTTTCGAAAGCATTGCGGGCCTGCTGTTCATTTGCATTTTTCTCTTTCATTAGTTGATTAAGTTCATCTTCCATATATTCGACACGCCCGGTTTTATAGGCTTCGGGTTCCCACGGCATCCACATACCTACAGGCCCCACATACACATCATGATTTGGGTCTATTTCGCGCAGAAGTTTAGCACGAAGCTCGGCTTCTTGCTGTGTGGAATAAGAACCGCGAATCTTTAGCCCTCGAACACTAGTTTTGAAGTTATTTATAATATTGAATTGTTCGATTAGTTGTTCTTCTTTAGCATCTAGGAAGTTTTTATAATCATCTCCAACATTTGTATCAGTAAGTTTAGCTTTTTCGCTTTTAAGGAATTCTTGAAAATCTGTCATTACAGCTTCAAAACCTATATCATGCTTATAGGATACGAAATTTAAAAACTGCGTAAATTTTTCTATAGATTTAGTCAAATCAAAATGTTTTAGGAACTCTTCAAAAAGATAGATATTTTTTTGTTTCAAGATATTTTCAGGTGATACAAATGATACACACGAAAACTTCTGTCCAGCAATTGGTTTATCTTCTTCCAATAAGTCAATGTATTTAGGATTCTCTAATCCGTTGGATTGCAATCTTCTCTCATAACCTTTAGACATTATATTACATATAAGACAATTGATATTTAAGTTTTGAAAAATATAATATATTTTTTTCTTCCCAATATTTATAATATGCTTCAAGAAGTGAATAAAATGTTAGATTTGGGTGAACTTATCAAACGTGCCGTTAAATATTTAGTCGAAGGGTTCATGGTAGCTGTTGCCGCTTATGCCATCCCTAAGCGTTCCCTCAACCTCGACGAAGTTCTTCTTATTGCCTTGACTGCTGCTGCCACCTTCAGCATTCTCGACACTTACGTACCAAGCATGGCGGTATCTGCGCGCACTGGCGCCGGATTCGGTATCGGCGGCAACCTTGTCGGGTTCCCTCGTTAATTAACTATTCCTATTTGAATTATGATAAGAAAAATTATTTTTTTATCATATTGTTGAGATGAATTCCCATTTTAATTCTTTACAAATTTTTTTCCAAATTTCGTCCTGTTCAATACGTTTTACAGGATCTTTAAGCATTGGAAAATAAGCCAAAAATTCGGTTTCATTTAATAATTCACACATTTTATATAGAACGTAATAGTAGTTTAGAAAGTTTACGCGATCATCTGGACAATGTGTAGCATATGGACGCTGGATCTCCATAAATAAATTACATAGTATATCTTCTAATTTTTGCGACATTACAGGGGGCTTAATTCCTAATTTATCTTTTATGAAAGGAATATGCTCATAATACTTATTATATCCCAGCTTCTTTAGTATATCTTTTGCTTTTTTATTTGTCATTTGTTTCAGTTCTATTCTTTCCTTCTTGATCTGTTGTTTTATATCTTCCAGAACTTCAGTGGGTATTTGTGTTGTTTCTTTAGCCTGAAACTGCGCCAATATCTCTCGAAAGTGATTTATTCTTTTATATGCATAAAAACATACTTCCTTTGGTGGTTCTTTATAGGATGGTTTTTCGTGTTCGATAAGATATGGTTGCTGGCTTGCACAATTCTTACATACTAATATACCCTCATAATCCACCGGTACGAGCTCACCCCCGCAAGCCTGACACGCTTCATGATTTAGCTTATAATTATCTATGCTTAAAAATTTTTCATCTATTCCTTCCAAGTATTTTTGATTTTCATTCATGACATCTAGCGTCGGTGCCATTATTTTTTTATTTTTATTGAAGAAAGAATGTAATATTTTCTTTTTACTATTTCCTTCTGATATCTCTCTTTTTTTTTCAAAATAATCAAAAATATAACGCGAGTTTTTAAGCAAATATTCTTTTTTTGCTTTTTTATGTTGTTTGATTTCTTTTGTTATAGAAGTTATAAGATCCTCTATATCACGGCGTTCCTCGATTTTTATACAATTAGTGTTGAGTTTTCTCTGTAGTTCAATTCTTTGTTTTCGTAACTTAGGGATTCTTACTCGTTGTATCGTGTTAAACTGAGACATTTTTTCGTGGTGCTGACTATCTATTGTCGCAGCCATCTTCTTATTTACTTTGAATTTTTTAGAGGCTTTTGGTTTAAAATGAGGCATAATACATATAATAACTACTTTTTTAATTATTAAATATATAAATAAATAAGTTTAATAATGTAGCCCCTTTTCTAAGTCAACATTAATGGCAACCATTGATGCCGCATCAGATTTAAAAGTTAATATCGTTCAACTGCAAAAAATGGCATTTTTATTTAATGCATTAGAAAATGGATGGACTATTAAGAAGAAGAAGGATTGTTATGTTTTTAGCAAACCTCATAATGGTCAGAAAGAAGTTTATCTTGATTCATATCTGAAACGATTTATGGTAAGCAATCTTGATTTAAATAGTATAATTAATAATTAAGGGAAAAGGACATTTCCATAATTTTTTTTTCTTTAGCAATATTATAACACTATGGGAGGAGGATTGATGCAACTTGTAGCTTACGGTGCCCAAGATGTTTATCTTACGGGTAACCCACAAATAACTTTCTGGAAAGTAACTTACCGCCGTCACACTAACTTCGCCATGGAATCGATCGAGCAGACTTTCAATGGCCAGGCCGACTTCGGCCGCCGTGTGCAATGCACCATTTCTCGCAATGGTGACCTTGCCTACCGCACCTACCTTCAGGTGGTGCTTCCACAGATCAATGCATGCCCGGACACCGCCAACCAAGGGTCGGCGCGCGATGCTAACTGGGCCCGCTGGATTGACTACCCGGGTATTAACATGATCGACTACGTCGAGGTTGAGATTGGCGGACAGCGCATTGACCGCCAGTACGGCGACTGGATGCACCTCTGGAACCAGCTCACCATGACCGCCGAGCAAGAGCGTGGTTACAAGAAAATGGTGGGACAGACCACCGAACTTACCTACTTGACTGACCCATCGTTCTCGACTGTGAACACCCCATGCGACACCGGTGCCCCGTGCAACGTGTGCACGCCGCGGTGCTCGCTCCCGGAGACCACCCTTTACGTGCCGCTCCAGTTCTGGTTCTGCCGCAACCCGGGTCTCGCACTTCCTTTGATTGCCCTCCAGTACCACGAGGTCAAGATTAACCTTGAGTTGAACGGACTCGACTGCCTCTTGTGGGCGGTGGACAGCCTGTCCGGCAACGGGGTCGCCGGGACCAGCAACAAGACCGTGCAGGGCGCTTACACTAAGTCCCTTGTCGCTGCCTCGCTCTACGTTGACTACGTCTTCCTTGACACTGACGAGCGCCGCCGCATGGCTCAGAACCCACACGAGTACCTCATCGAGCAGCTCCAGTTCACTGGCGCCGAATCTGTTGGGTCCTCGAGCAACAAGATTAAACTCAACTTCAACCACCCGTGCAAGGAGCTTGTCTTCACTGTCCAGAAGGATTACTTCGTGGACTGCTGCAAGCAGTACGAGACTGATGAGCAGCTGTACAAGGCGCTTGGTGTGCAGCCATTCAACTACACTGATTGCATTGACGCGCTTCCCAATGCCTACCACGCCTTTAGCGGTCCGGGGACCAGCGGGCGCGGCGAGTTCATTGTCAGCGGACTTTTCGTCGACCCAGGCGCGGACGCGGACGGCGGTGGGGACGAGTGGCCGACCTCCTCGTACGCCGATGGCTGGTACGGGACCAGCGGGGCGCCGCTCAGCAGCGTGCAGGATGAGTCGCTTGTTTCGGACTCGGGCGCCTTCGTGCTCGCCGAGACTGCGCTCTGCATGCACTGCTGGGGACAGAACCCAGTGGTCACTGCCAAGCTCCAGCTCAACGGACAAGACCGCTTCTCGGAGCGTGAAGGAACCTACTTCGATTTGGTTCAGCCGTACCAACACCACACGCGCTCGCCGGACACTGGTATCAACGTTTACTCGTTTGCACTCCGCCCGGAGGAGCACCAGCCGAGCGGTACCTGCAACTTCTCGCGTATTGACAATGCCACCCTTCAGCTTGTCCTTTCCAACGACACAGTCGGAGGAGATGACACTGCTAAGGTTCGCGTGTACGCGACCAACTACAATGTGCTCCGCGTGATGAGCGGGATGGGCGGGCTTGCCTACTCCAACTAAATATATTTTATGGTTTATTTTTTTTTAAAGTATGATGCAACATTTAATCTTCATACTTTATATATGACCGAAGGTAGTAATATGATATTGACAATTGTCTTACTGACCCTTTTTATTTATGTCCTCTTCTCACACAAAACACCCTCTAGCAATATTGTCGTTCTCCGTCCGCCCGGTACAGGATATCGTCCGCGAGTAGGACCCGGCGCTGGGTGGCGACCGGGCTTTAGACGTAGGCATCACCGCTGAGAAATAATTTCTAACTAACTTATATATTATGAATGCAATATTAGGCTTCGCACTCTTTTTTAGTATTATTGCTGCATTATTTGATACATATTACTATACAAAAAGAAAATGGCAGGCACACCAAGCAGGAAGTACAGGTGATATGCGAATATTAGGACAACGTATCTATGTTCGCAAGCCCCGCGAATTACTTGTTATGATACTTGTTGTTTTTATCATCCTTTCTATTTTTTTCTCTAGATAATTATTATATGAACATCAATCATATTGTCATTATCCTATTAGTAGTTATTTTATTATTTATGACTTTCTCACCTAGACCCAAATACTATACCTTTCGCCGCAGCCCATACAGAGAATGCGAATATGGAGAGATGGGGTGCGGTCCCGATTCTTGGGCACCACGTCGCCCACATCGTCCTTCACGACATGGAGGGTCAAAATGGAATAAAGAAGTAAAGCACCGGACACAACAACGACGAGGCGATGAGCGTCGCCAGCGGCGCTCAAATAGTCGCCATAGGAAACGCGAACCTTTAGTCGAAGGACTTACTGGACCCGGTTCCGGTGTTGCAGAAAGTAGTGACGCCTTTAACCCAAGCTGTCCACCTCCCACAGTTCAACCACAAGCAACAACCGCTGGCGGGGCAGGGGAAGGACCACCATATCTCTCATATGATTGTTTAGATGATATGTGCACACAAGTGCCACGTGCAACAGGAACGTACTGGACTAAGGATTGTGACGGCAACTGCGCCCCACCGCCGCCGGTATACTACCCCGGGTATCCTCCGAATGACGGATACCCATCACGCGGCGCAGGACCTGACGCAACTGCCGGACCACTATATTGCCCCACTTAAATTTATAGTATTAGCGCGTTAGTATTAGCTAATTTTCCGTTACATTCTTCAAGATGAAAATAATATTAAAAATTGATTTAAAAAAAAAATAGTTACTTATATCAAAGATGCAGATTTTCGTGAAGACACTTACAGGCAAGACAATTACTCTGGAGGTCGAGTCCTCAGACACCATTGAAAACATTAAGACAAAGATTCAGGATAAGGAGGGTATTCCTCCTGATCAGCAACGTCTTATCTTTGCTGGCAAGCAACTTGAGGATGGACGCACACTAAGCGACTATAACATTCAGAAGGAGTCAACACTCCATTTGGTTCTTCGCCTTAGGGGGGGATGTTATTTAAAATTGATTTAAATGATGAGAAACTAGATATTAACAATGGACGACAATCTACCACAACTCCCCGACGAATTAATAAGACACATAATTCAATATGCCCGACCTATATATCCGTATATGTGGGGATTAAATATCTTTAATGAGTGGAAGTTAGATGGGTGGTCGCCGCCGGGTGCCGGTTGTTCTTATTATATTGCGAGAATTCATATTCCCAATGCCTTCGTGGGGGATGTTAAATAATATTTTAATAAAATTTTTATAAATATTATTTATGTTTTAATGTTAAACGCCGGCGGTACCTTTTTTTACGCGTTCCACGTCGACGTCGTCGCTTCCGTCGTTTTGTTTTTAATGTTCGTCCAGTCATATAAGATTGTTTAGTTGCCTTTTGACATATTCCTATCGCACCCGATAATCTATACTTCTTCTTTAACCTATGTACACATCTATAAACACGCGTATTTTGTGGCATATACTATATCCTAATACTTTTTTCTGCGCGTTTTGCGGCTCGCACGTCGTCGTCGACGCCGGCGCGTTTTTTTACGTTTTCGTCGCCTTTTGTGCTTTGTTCTATATCTTCTACTACGTTTGCGACGCCCGCCCCCACCGTACCCGCCGCCGCCGCCGCCGCCGCCGCCGCCGCCGCAAGGTAGACTACTGGAATAGGACATGTTATAAATGGGTAGATGATGCCCGCGGCGGCGGCGTCGGCGGCGGCGGCGCCGCCGGCGGCGGTCAAGTTAACAGGTATAGTTGCAATAACAAGCCCGTGCTGTGCCAGATCGACTAGGTGCTGCAAGAATGCCATACGATGCACCGGAAAGTTCAAATTAAGGAGCTGCGCGCCGTGGAAGGGCGCAGCGCCGTCGGCGGCACGCTGTTCGACGCCGACCCCAACGAGTGTGACGCCGACGAGGGCGGCCGCGG